CTACTTCTACTTCATCGTCTTGCATAATCATTGCAAGCTCGTCTTCTGTTAGGTTGTTATACTTTTCTTTAGTTACATCTTTCTTATCATCCCAATAACATTTAAGTACACCTACCTTCTGGCATAATGCGTCCCAGAACATATCATGGAGTAAAGCAAATCCATCATTGTCTTTTGTAAAAATGTGGTTCACATATTGTGTGGCCTGTTCAGCCATATCGCCATCACCTTCATTGACTGGCTCAAATACAACTGCATTTTTTGATTGGGTAAATACTTTAATAATTTGAGGCAATGCGCCATCTACAGATTCTGCCACAGTCGCATCAACAACTTGGCTGCGTCCCTCAACTTCGTTACCGAAAGGTTCACGCTGATAATACTCTAAAGCCTTCTGTCTAGATATAGATGTTTCAGTAGATATAAATCCTAATGAGTCATCAATATGAGAACCAATAATATTAACCAGCTCTCTATTGTCATCAGAGTTTACATCCATGCTTTTTTTGTTATATGCCATTTATTATACTATCCATTGTTTGTTAATTTCTAAAGGTTTAGACCAACCATCATCTGTTTCGTTTAATCCTATTGCTAAATATCTAAATGAATCAGCAGCATGGCTTGTAAAATCATGCAAAGGCTTATCAAAAAACACATCTCGTTTTTCATCATATGTCCTGCGGTAGTTTCTTAATAGATCAACTGCATCTTTTACTTTAGTGTTGAACCAGCATCTTGGTAGCATACGGCGAACTGCCTGTATGCCATCATCTATTCCTAGCTTGGGTACAACTCTGCAATTTAACCCTGATTCTTGCAATACCTCTAGTCTTGACTTGCCTGTACCTAACTCTCTTACTTGTATGTCATGTGGTAGTAATTGTTCTGCTGTGTTGTATCGGTTATCTCTTAACCAATTCACATAATAATCTAGACCTTGTCCATGATTCTCTAGAAAGTCTATTATATGTAATTCTTGTCCAGCAATTTGACACACAAAAAGTGCTGTGCTGTCGCCCATACCTAAATCCCATGAAACAAATGTCTTGCATATATCGTCCCGGATAACACTATCACTAATCTGACCTTTAAACTCTAGATCATTGATTAAAGTTCCGTAGTAAGCACCCTCTACTGGTGTGTGGAAGTTTACCTCGAACTCTTGTGAATACTTATCTTCCCCCATTTCTTTTTTAGCAGCATTTAATTCTTCTTGATCTACTAAACCAGTTTCACTTGCTTTAAATTCTAATAGATTCCATCCATCAGTTCCAGACTTTGCCTTATCTCTTAATGTGGCAAAATGGTTACGACCTTTAGGTGTTCCTATAAATAGCACCCATCCTTTTCTGTCTGCAATAGCGGGTCTTATAATCTCACTAAACAAACTAGGGTTAATCTGGGCATACTCATCAATCACTACACCATCAAGATATATACCTCGGAGTGCATCAATGTTATCTGCGCCATATAAACTAATTCTTCTACCAGTAAAGTCTGATCTTAATTCTGCAATGTTATTAACTGAACCTAATGGTCTTGTATATTCTGTTAGCATGTCCCAACTAATTCTTTTAGCTTGGCTATAGGTCGGGGATATGTAAGCGAATCGTGGATTCTTTAACTCACAATTTAATGCACTATGTATTAATTGGTTAATTGCACCAACAGTCTTTCCCATTCGGCGATGGGCTACTACAACCGAGAATCTATTTTCCTTTACTGACTTATGTATTAGTCGTTGAGGCTTTCTAGGTATATAAGTAGTATTTTGTTTAGTCGTCATCTAACGATTCAATTTTATCGTTATCATCTATGCCGGTAATGACTTGAATTATCACTGGAGCATCATTGTCGCCTGATATTTTAGTATCTTGCTGCACTTTACCATCACTTCTATCTAATACTTCTTTGATTGCATGAACATCACCATCTTCTGCTTTAGCAAGTAATGCCTCTATAACATTGTTAGCTCTTTTCGCTTCATCTTGTATCAATCTGCGTTTAAGTGTATCTGTCATTAAGTGATTGATTTTGCTAGAGTTTGTATTTCCTTTATTTACCTCTGAACTGCGTTTAGCAGCTAACTCTTTTCTTTCTTCTTTATCCATTTGTTTTGTAACTCTCTTGCGAGGTCGTTACCCTATATTAATTTAAAAACCTAATTCATACTTTAGTTGTGCGTAGTAATCTCCATCGGGATTTCTACTATAATTTGCATTAAAGTTACTGTCATCAGTTAATTGATTGTTATAACCTAAACCATAACCAGTCCCATTATCTGTATTTATTGCACTTGCATTGATAGAGCTTTGACTATTGGGATAGTATTCTGCCATAAGTTTTTTAGTAGCATCATTCTTTTCAAACGCTAAAGATGTATTGTCTGTTGGTCTAAAGTTTGCTGCATACTCATTTCCCATATTGGAATCTTTTTGAAAACTAAAACCGCCTTGATCATTTTGAAAGCCAGTCTTTAGTGTTGAGTTGTTAGCATTATCTTTAATGTAATTTGCGTAAGCATCACCGCCTAGCAGTCCTGTATTTATGTTTGCTTCTCTACCATCTTGATCATATAAGATACTAGCGCCTAAATTATCGTTGTCTTGATATGATAATCCATATCTTGGTTCTATATCATTTGTGCCTAGAATTGTATCTGCTCCAACTATGCTATCTATATAACCAGTTCCTACATCAGTTCTATTTGTTAGATTGGCTGTTGCTTCTGGTTTAATGCCTCTCATCATAGATTCAAAATTTGGCAATAGATATTCTAATTCACCAACAGGTGTATTTATATAATCAAAATCATTCATTAAACACAATCACCAAGTGATTCAAACCATCTTCGCAGTTGTTCTTGTACTTCTTCTGGAGTTTTTTCTTTTTCATCTTCATCAGCCATTATCTGCTTGTGTGCATTTCTGTATACGCAGGCATCCTATATCTATAATAAAGTATTCGTATTTAGTTGTGTGAGCATATAGAGCTTCTGATGAATCTACTTTATCAGCCTCGTACCATTCACATCCGAAATGACATCCTGCAAAAAAATGAAATGACCACATAATTTATATCCTAAATTTTCTTGATTCGGTAGCGGATGCTGCGATAGCTTCAGCCATTGTTCTTTTGGAATAATCTACTTTCTTTTCCGCCACGACTGCTTCTGGCTTAACCTCTTTCTTTTCTTTTTTGATCATGAGTTATCTTCTACCTGAAAGTAAAAAAATCCCACCGATTAAGATGGGATTCCAAAGGAGTGTTAAGATAAAATCTAGACGAATCTATCCCAACCCCTGATTATAACATATCCTTAAATTAGAATCAATTAAAATCTCTCCTCAACTGCTCCTGTTTCTTTATCAACATAATAAGCACCACTTGCCCATCCCTCACTTACAGTTGCTTTTTGTTCAAGTTCTTCATCCACTATGTCTTGATACTTTTCTTCAAAATAATCTGCAATTGCTTGAAAATCTATTTCTTCAAGCAGCTGAATTGCTTTAGCATTTCCTAATTTTTCTTCTGATTCTTCAAACCAATATTCTTTAATCTGATCTAATATTGGAAATTGCTTTTGTTTTTCTGGAGTATCTCTAACAAATTCACTAGCTATTTCGTCTAGTATATCAATGTCTAAAGATTTTATAACTGATTTAAAGTCTGTTAATAACATTATTTTTCTCCTTTTTTATACTTATCTACTACTTCTTGATATAAATAACCACTAGGTGATTGAATAACTTTGTCAAGCAAGTTTAAATCTGTAGTTAAATTATATCTTGCATTTTTTGCTGGTGCTGCCCAACTTGCAGGCTTGTAAACATCCCCTGTTGTTTTTTCAACAAAAGCCTCAACAGACGATTCATCAATAACTTTAAAATATTTTTTTCCTGTTGTGTAACTAAAAACTTTACCAAACCTATTGTTTTTAGGTTTATTTAATATTGCTACATATTTTTCTACTAACTCAACTGTGTTTTTTGCATCCATTTTGTTCTCCTTTGTTTAACTTCATCTCTTATATTAATGGCTTTTATATTAATTGCAAGTTATTTGTGAACTATTTTTAATTTATTATTAAGATAGATCAACAATTCTAGATACCCAGTGATTGTCTTTCTTATGCCACCCTTCCACTAAAATTAACCAGTCTGCATCACGCAGGAACGGTGTGGCGGGACTTTCCGTTATCTTCCGTACTCGACTACTAATATTGCTATATGAGGTCACCTGGAGACCTATGGTGTTGCCTTTAATATCTATTGCTAATATATCTATAATACCAAATAAGTCCTGCCTAATCTTCGCCCAAGGATTCCATTTTTCTACCACCTGCACGAGAGGATATTCTCCGCTTTCTTTCAATCTTTTTAATGTTCTTTGTGTTGGGGATACCATTATCTTCCTTTTTGTTGTGAAAAATTCGATCATAATTAGCAGCAAAATTTGTATTTGCTGCTGGCCTTCTACTTGATCCTTTTCCCATGATCATCCCTTATGTCAAATGTTCGTTTATTTAAATTTTTAGGCATTTTAATATATTCTTCAAACATACACTTACTCGCTTTAGCCTCTGGATAATGTAGTTCTGTCCAGACTGTAGCTTGTTTGCAATTAACAAAATGTCCTTTATATTCCCAGAGTTCTGGTTCCGCTGTCATGCTTAATACCAATACAAATATTGCTGCATCCATAATTTTCTCCTATAAATTATCTAATACCCATTCAAGCACTTCTGATTCCTTTCCGTACTTTTCAACCCAAGTCTTTGGGCTTGTATGAAATCCATCTTTTCCCTGATGGTGGTGGTGGCAAAGAGGTAGTACCATAAAGTGATTGTTCTTTTGACCCATGCCCATACCTTCTCGAATATGATGTAAGTTTGCTGGCGGCGCATCAATCTCATCATAGTGCCTTTTACATATACAGCATCCAAACTCTGACATTTTGTTGAGCCACTGTTTTTCGTCTTTTGTTTTATTCTTTTTTTTAGCCATAATTTTTAAACTTTTCAGAAATAATTTTAGGAACTGTCGCATCCCAATTAATACTGTGATGTAACCTTTTATTACTTTGCCCCATTAGTCTAACTTTAACACTAGATGGGTTATATAGCACCGAATAAAAACTTTTAACATAAGTTCCTGAACTTAAATAAATATCAGTTAATCCGCCAGCATTGCTTTGTGTTGCTTTTTGCTCCAATCTTAATTGGGCAACAGTCATAAACAAATGCCCTTTGTTACCAAAATAACAATAAGCATTTACATCCTCATTAATTCTTCCTACAAACTGAAATGGTCTATCAATGGAGCATAGAAAACTATTCATAATTTTTCTTGATATTTGACCATCTTTAAATGTTTTACTTAAACCACTGCCTTCGCCGCCAATAAAGTCACCGCCTTGCGCCATACAAATACTAGTGAAGGATGTTCTTTTGTAAAAATTTAACATTATTTCAAATATCTTATTTAGATTTTGCATGTACTTGTTTGTTACATATTTTTTATTGTGATCAAATGACCATCTAAAATCAGTATAGTCATCATCAAGTACCAAGAAATATTTATACCCTAATTGTTTAGCTATATCAAAACAAGCATTTCTAGCAAATACAACTGCTCGCCTATCATTAAAATTATCACCTATATCAAAAGTTTTTTCTGCCTCTGCTTTAGAAAAGACAATAACTTGATCTTTATACAACTCAACATATTTCTCATGCGATTTATCTTCATCATCAAGCACAATAAAAATTTTACCTGTATAATTTTTATCCCGCAAGGTGTTGTAAGTGTAAACCCTATCGTGTCTATTGTTGCTTAAAATAAATACACAAAATTCATTTGTCATTTTGTTCTTCCAGGTACTGGTTTGATAGTTGATCATTTAAAGCAACAAATCCATACTCAATTGCTTTATCAAAATCAACAATAACTAATGCGGACTGTTCCATTAAATCTTGCATTTCTTTATTTGCGTGTGCATAATAATCGGCAATTTTTGAGAAGCTAAAAATAATATGTCTGTACGCCGCATATTTCAAAAATAACTTTTCTTCTTCAGTTACATTAGAACTATTAATTCGCTGTATTAGTTGTAATGCTTTTTTTTGATCGGCAAGCTCATGCACTCTGGGCTTCTTATATGTAGGGGTATACAATGGAACATCAATTTTTTTTGTATAAGTTGTATCAATAAGGTTTTTTTCTTCCTCATCAAACATTTCTAATTTTTGCTGTATTGACATAATTACTCCTTTTCGCTTAATTTGAACCCATAACCCCGGGCAAAATCTTTAACACTTTCAAGGTACTCGTTAAATTCCTTTACATTTAATTTAGCAGTGCTGCTAATAGTTGTTATCTTTAAATTTTTAATTTGCTTCTCTTCGGATAGTAATTTATACAATAACACCTCGTGCATCTCTTCTTTAGATTTTAAGCCAAAGTAATTTGCAAGCTCAACCACCAAGCGCCAATAATACTCATTCTGATCTAGCGACCTAATAGATTTGTATGGTGTTACATTTACAGTCCAGAGTTTTTCTTTGTCTAGTTCTTTTATTTTACTAATAAGTCCATCAAAATTATTCTTACCTAATGTAAATTTAATCATACTTTGCTCCTAAACTTATTTAATATTTTTTGCATTTTAAGTTTTAGCTCTTTTGGTATTGGTTTACTTACCAAGTTTTCTATCTTGGGTTGTTTAGCAGCTAACATCTCCTGGCGCTTATTTCTACATATCAATATAATATCGTAAGGTGTTGGAGCCCTATTAGAGCTGCTAGTCCATATATCAAATGATTTACTTACAATATCTATTGAATACTTATCTAATTTATGCCACCAAACCCTTATTAAACTTTGATCTGCGTGTCGCCTATTATAAATCTCAAACAAAGTGTCTAGCATTTCCTTAAACTGTGGTTTGTTAGAATTAATCAAAACGTTTGCACCTCTGTTGGCTCATCTAGCCATCTTTTAGCGTTAATCCAAGTGGTTGGATGTGGTATAAATTTTCCATTCTCATTAAACCATTCTTTAGACTCTAGCTGCCAAAAAAGTGTTTTTAAAACTTCATCAATATCTGGCTTATGTTTTTTCCATGCTAGTTGAGCTTTGCCTTTGCCTATTCTTTTTGGATAATTTTTCCAAAACAAATCGAACCCATCATCTATCTCTACTCTACTCTTACTCTTCTCTATCTCTACTCTACTCTTCTCTAGGGAGCCGACCTGTTGTCGAGTCGCTGACGAGTCGCTGCCATCTCGTAAAACAAATGACGACAATTGTTCTAACTGTTTGTTTATAAAAGATTTATCTCGCCTTAATCTAAAAGCAATTTCATCAACTGCTGGTAAATTACCCTCATCTTCTGATGCTAGCAACCAAAGCTCAATAAGTGTTGCTTTATTGCTATCAGCTAAATTGCTCCAGTCAAAATCATCTAAAACCTTTCTATAAAGTTTGATCCAAATAACATTTCTATCTGGTCTCAATGGTGGTTGAAACTCTTCCCAATTTTTAATCTTGTACATATTACCCCTTTGTAATTATGTTTATACTATTTCGCCTTTAGCAGTAACAACCACTCTAGACATTTTTGGCGTATCAGTTATACCAAGTAAAGTTTTAATCATAAAAACCCTAGCTGCTGGTAAGTCTTGATCTGGATTTTTAGAATAGTGTTGCACTGCCTGCACACTTAATCCTAAATGTTCAGCCATCTTTCTTCTGCTACCACCGTATAGTTTTATTGCCTCTGTGTAGGTCATTTGTTTTCCTTTTAGTAAATGCTTTATTGCATTTCTTACTACCATATATTAAAGGAAAGTTATTTGCAATATATTTATTAAAAATGTTTGTAAGAAAGTTGTTGCTATATTATTTATTATGGTTTATTGTGGTTATGAAATGCAAACAAAGGAGAGATAAAATGAGTTCATTAGATAACGATTATCAACAACAGCAACAAGAAAATATGCAAGAGGAAGCATACCAATATAGTATTATTAAAGAGTTTGCTAATTTAGTTTTAGCTGTTGGCCCTAATGCAGTTTTGAGCCAGATAGATCCAGAAGCTAAAGAAGAATTATTGTTAGCTTTAAAAGGAGTATAATTATGGATTTCTTACCAAGTCTATCAGATTCAGATTTAGCTTTTGCTATAGTGTTTTATATTTATTTATTGGTTGGCTCTACAGTAAGTTTTCTTGCAGTGCTTATCTATACTAAAATTGAAACAGGCAAATCTTTTAGAAAAATATTGGAAGAATTTTGAGTAAATCAACAACTATTAAACATAGTATTTACTCAGGAGGCATTGCAAATAAACAAAAATCAATTAATAAGTATACTGAAGAAGAAATACAAACACTTATTGATAAAGCTAATGCTTATATGAAAGCCAAACCTTACCGAAGTGCTAGTAGGTTAGCTATTTATTTAGGCGTAAATTATTCTGCTTTAAAATGGCTAGAAAAACTAAACAAGATAGAATTACCCTTGCACAATAGATGGGCTTTCAAAGGGAGCCGAATAAAGGCTTTGCACAAAATTATTAAAAATTCATGGGAGAAATAAATGAAAGAATTAATTGAAATTCAGAAAGAAATAAAGGTACCAAAAGGACAAATGAATAAATTTGGTAATTATAAATATCGTAGCTGTGAAGATATATTGGAAGCAGTTAAGCCTTTATTAGCTAAAAATAATGCCACTATATTGATCACAGATGAAGTTAAATCTGTAAACGAATATATGTACATTGAAGCAACTGTAGTTTTTGCAGTAGAAAAGGAATCTATAAGTGTTAAAGCTCAAGCAGGTATTAATCCAAATCGTAAAGGTATGGACATTGCCCAGAGTTTTGGCAGTTCATCTTCCTATGCAAGAAAGTATGCGTTAGCAGGCTTATTACTTCTTGATGATACTAAAGACGCAGATACAACAGACAATACTAATGAAAATAAGCCATCATCAAAAAAAGAACTTGAAGATGCAAAGCAAACTTTAAGAGAGGCGTACGAAATGAAATCTTTAAATACTGCTTTTTTTGAACTACCAGCTACCCAACAAACTGAATTAAGGGACTTTGCTAATGAACTCAAAAAATCATCTTAAAGACAATCGCAGGCATAACATAGTAACTGCTTCAGCCGCATGGGGATCAGTCTTTGAAAGAAAAAAGCTATGGCGCGAAAAGACCTTGCGTGATGCCCCTTTTAAAGGTAATATTATGACCCAGTGGGGAAATGACCACGAGGAAACTGCACTACAAGCCTTTGAAAAACACATGAATGATATATGTGAGAATGGTAACAAGCTCTTGGTGCATCCTAATTTTCCTATAGGGGCATCAGCAGACGGCTTTCTTAATGGGGTTCCTGTTGAAATAAAATGCCCATTCACTCAAAAGATTTATTCCACCATACCAGATAGATACTGGGTACAGATGCAGATACAGATGTTAGTAGCACAAGCAAACGGATATAAAAACGCAGTTGCAGCACATTTTGTTGTATGGACACCAAATGA